CTACCTGCCCCGCATCCGGGACGTGCTGGCCGAGGCGCTGCCATCCAAGACCAACCGCACCGGCCTCGCCGCGCAGGTGTTTATCACCCGCGAGTGGCTGCAACACTACACCGTAAACGTCACCGAGCACCTGGCCCGCCTTTGGGCTGAGGTGTACGCCCACCGCAAGCCGTAGCAAAGCAGGGCGGCCACGTGTCGCCCTTTTTGCTTTATTTTTGCCACATGCCGACCAAGTACAACAGCAATAAGGTGCGCACCGCCGAGGGCAGCTTCGACAGCCTGGGCGAGTACCGCCATTGGGTCAAGCTCAACCTGCTGCGCCAAGCCACCGACCCGGAGCACCGGGTGGTGGACATCGACCGGCAGGTGAGCTACCGGCTGGAGGTCGCCGGCCAGCTCATCACCACCTACCGCGCCGACTTCGTGGTGACCTATGCCGACGGGCGCCGCGAGGTGGTGGACTTCAAAAACCCGTACCTGCTGGCCAAGGGCAAGAGCACCCCCGCCGGTCAGCTGTTTACAATCAAGCGCAAGCTCATGGCCGCCTGCCATGGCATCGAAATCAAAACCGCATGAAACCAGCACCAACACCGACCTGGGTGGACATCGACACCATCCACCCCAACCCCACCAACCCGCGCCTCATACGCGAGCCCAAGTTTAAGCAGCTCACCCAAAGCATCAAGGACGCGCCATGGATGCTGGAGCTGCGCCCCATCGTGGTCAACGCCGCCGGCACCGTGCTGGGTGGAAACATGCGCCTGCAAGCCTGCAAGGCCGCAGGCCTCAAGCAGGTGCCCGTGGTGCGGGCTGAAGGGCTCAGCGCCGACCAGGAGCGCGAGTTTATCATCAAGGACAACGTGGGCTTCGGCGAGTGGGATTGGGAGCTGCTGGCCAACGAGTGGGACACCACCGAGCTGGTGGAGTGGGGCCTTGACCTGCCGGAAATAATTGAAAAGGAACCCGAAACACAAGAGGACGGCTATGAGATACCCGAGGAAATAAAAACCGACATCAAAGCCGGCGACCTTTTTGTCATCGGCACACATCGCCTGCTTTGTGGCGATAGCACAAAAGCGCAGGACTGGGAAAAAATAATGGACAGTAAAAACGCCGACCTAGTTATGACCGACCCGCCCTATAACGTCAACTATGAGGGTGGCACCGGACTTAAAATTATGAATGACAAACAAAGCGACGAAAACTTTGATACTTTTCTTTTGGACTTTTTTAACAACGCTAAACAAAACCTAAAACCAGGCGGTGCTTTATACGTGTGGAGCCCGCCGGGCTCCCCTGAAACGCAATTCAGAAATCAATTTAATAAATCCGGCTTGCTTTTGAAGCAGTGCTTGGTATGGGTAAAAAATAGCTTTGTTATGGGACGCCAGGATTATCAGTGGCAGCACGAATCATGCCTATACGGGTGGAAAGAAGGTGCAGCACACTACTTTACTGAGGAGCGAACAAAAAGCACGGTCATCGAGGACGTCATCGACATAAAAAAAATGACCAAGGACGAAATGAAAACTTTGCTAGAAAAAATCTTTGCACAAAAAATACCTACAACCGTACTTCGTGCGAACAAACCGAGCGCAAACAAGGAGCACCCAACCATGAAGCCAATTTTGCTCCTAGCTCCACTTATAAAAAACAGCAGCAAAATGGGCAGCTTAGTCCTTGACCCTTTTCTCGGATCCGGCAGTACCATGGTAGCTTGCCACCAATTAAATCGCCAGTGCTACGGCATCGAGCTTGACCCACAGTACTGCCAGGTCATTCTCGACCGCATGCTGAAGCTCGACCCCACCCTTACCATCACAAAAAACGGGAAGCCCTACACCCATGAGCAGGAGCCCAAGCCATGACCAAAACCGTGGACAAAATAAAACGCAATAAAAAACCCGCCGAGGTGCAAGCCCTGCCGGTCGAGCGCACCGAGGAGCGCACCCAACCGCTGGCCACCGAAATCCGCAAGCAGCGCCTGCTGGAGGCCCTCGAGAGCACCCTGGGCGTGGTGACCACCGCCTGCCGCAAGCTCGGCATCGAGCGCAGCACCGTGTACAGCTGGCTCAAAAACGACCCCGACTTCAGGGCCAAGTACGACGAGCTGCAAGGCGTGGCGCTCGACTTCGCCGAGAGCAAGCTGCACCAGCGCATCGCCGAGGGCTCCGACGCCTGCACCATCTTCTACCTCAAAACCAAGGGCAAGGCGCGGGGCTACATCGAGCGCACCGAAATAAGCGGCGCCGGCAACCCCATCGCCATCCGGGTGGTGACCACCGATAGCGACATCACCGGAGCCATCGATCAGCTGTGAAGCCGACCGCCGTTTTCAAGCGCAACCTGCTGGCCTACCGCGACGGCGCCCGCTACATCGTAAACCAGGGCGGCACCTCGAGCTCGAAAACTTACAGCATCCTGCAACTGCTGCTGCTCATCGCCGCCAAGCGCCCCGGCCTGCTCATCAGCGTGGTGGCCGAAAGCCTGCCACACCTCAAGCGCGGCGCCATGCGCGACTTTATCGGGATCATGCGGGCCGAGGGCATGTACAGCGAGGAGATCCACAACAAGAGCACCAACGAGCTGCACGTGCTGGGCAGCGTGGTGCAGTTTTTCCCAGCCGACCAAGCCCATAAGCTGCGCGGCGCACGCCGGGACCTGCTATTTATCAACGAGGCCAATAACATCACCTTCGAGGCCTTCAACGAGCTGGCGGTGCGCACCAAGGTGGCGACCTTTTTAGACTTCAACCCCGTGGCTTCCTTTTGGGTGCATGAGCACCTGCTGGCCGAGCCCGACCCGCGCACCGTGTTTATCAAAAGCACCTACCGCGACAACGGCCAGCTCGACCCCGCCATCCGGGCCGACATCGAGGCCCGCCGCGATCGTGACCCCAACTGGTGGCGCGTGTACGGCGAGGGCGAGGTGGGCAACCTCGAGGGCGTAATCTACACCAACTGGGTGACCAGCGACACCATACCGGCAAGCCCCCGCCGGTGCATCGGCATCGACTTCGGCTTCACCAACGACCCGACCGCCGTGGTGGACGTGCGGCTGAGCGACGGCGTGCTGCACATCGACGAGCTGCTGTATCGCACCGGCGTCACCACCGCCGACCTTGCCCGTTTCCTGCTGGCCGACCCCGAAACCGCCAAGGCCATCCTGGTGTGCGACAGCGCCGAGCCGCGCACCATCGCCGAGCTCAACCTGGCAGGCCTGCGAGCCGTGCCGGCTGAGAAGGGCGCCGACAGCGTGCGCAACGGCATCGACACCCTACTGCAACGCCGCATGCAGGTGACCAAGCGCAGCACCAACTGGATCAAGGAGGCCCGCAACTACCGGTGGCGTACCGACCGCGACGGCAAGAGCCTCAACGTGCCGGTGGACCTTTGGAACCATGCCCAAGACGCCACGCGCTACGCCGCGACCTACCTGGTGGGGCAGGATGGTGCAAAAATCCGAAGCAGGATCGTGGGCCGTAATTAAAAACACATTATTTTTGACCGCATGAACGCAAAGCTCACCCCCTACGGGCGCACCTTGGTGGTCATCGGCCTCATCGCCATCGCCGCCACCGTCGCCCTGGTGTGGTTAATCGGCCACACCGACCCGCCCGAAACCGACCCGGAGGGCACCGGCATCACCAACGTGCTGCAAGAGGAAATCGACCAGCTCACCCTTGAGCGCGACGACTACAAGCGCAGCATGGACTTGTTTCGCAAGCGCGTATTTTTGCTCAGCGACAGCCTCGACAACATCGAAACCACCACCCAGGAAACCCTTGACCGCATCCAAAACCTTAAACGCCAAGCCCATGAAGCTGCTGCTCGCGACTATCGCCGCTACACTGACGCTGACATCGAGCGCCTATTGTCAGACCGCTACACCACCGACACCCTCGGGCAATAAGCCGCCCGGCGTGCTTTGCATCCGGCGTGACTTAATTGAGCAGGCCCTGGCCGAGCTGGCGCAGTACGACGTGCTAAAGCTGCAAGCCAAAGAGTGCGACAGCCTCGCCATCCTGCACGAGGCTATTATGGACATCCAAGACAGCCTGCTGACCCTCACCACCCAACGGCTGAACACCTGCGACCGCCACATGGACGAGGCCGAGCGGGTCATCCTTGACCAAACCGCCCAGCACCGGGCGCTGGTGCTGAAAACCCGCAAGGAGCGCCGCCGCCTGCACCTCATAATCGCCGCGCTGGCTGCCGGCTTCCTCATCACCAACCTTTGACCATGAGCCCCTCCCTACTTTTGGCCACCCTTGCGCTGAGCGCACAGCTGGCCACCGCCCAGGTGCCCGACAGCACCACACTGACACCCGACAGCACCACCGCCGTGCTGCTTGCCAAGCCCAAGGTTGAGCTGGCCAAGCTGTACCTTGCCGAGGTGCAACGCGTCACCAAGGTCATCAACCTGCTGCCCTTCGACACGGTGCAGGCTGACGTGCCCAAGGTGCGCTACACCGACGCCAAATTCACCGCCGTCACCCGCAAGGTCGAGGCCTACAACGCCACGCTGGCCGAGCAGTTCCTGGTCATTATACCCTACGCCGACAAAGCGGCAATCGTGCGCGAGATCATCTACCTGCGAGGCATCAAGTGAACAGCGAAACCATCAAGCGAGGCCCCGGCAGGCCGCGAAAAGCGCACCAGGAGCGGCAGCGCTACCGCATCAGCATCGGCTTCACCGACGTGCAGTGGCTGGTGCTGCAACGGCGGGCGACCGACCTAGGGCTGACCCTGCACGAATACATGCGGGCGACGGTGCTACAAAGCATCAGCGCCTAGACCTGCGCGGTGGTGTACCCAGAAGCACGCCCACGCCGGTAGGCAAGGGACGGAGCCGGAGCATGACCGGCCCGCGCAACCAATGAAAGAGGAAAAAAACCCCCGACGCACCCGCCGGCTGGCGCTATGCCACGCCTGCCAGTACAGCGAAACCATGGCCGTGGCCGGCATCACCTGCGGCCCCTTCCCAACGGGCGCCTACGTGGACCACGACGGGCAGCGGGTGCACCTTTGCGGGTGTGTCATGGCCCTCAAAACCGCAATACCTAGCGCCACCTGCCCCATCGGCAAGTGGTGACCCGCCTATGCTTGACCTAGTAATCAACGACCACGCCTACCCGGTGCCCACCAGCTGGCAAGAGGTGACCCTCGGCCAGTGGATCGCCATGGCTGAGCAGGCCGGCGGCCTTGACCACATCGGCCTGCTAGCCGTGTTCACCAAGCTCCCCATCGAGCTGCTTGCCAACCTGCCCTGCGATGCGGTCAAGCTCGAGCTGGTGCCGGAGCTGGCCTTCATAAGCGAGCCGCTCGACCTTTTCGCCTTGCCACGACCCACCAAGTTGACCTTGGCAGGTCAAGAGCTTGACCGGATCGACGACCCAGGGCGCGAGCGCTTCGGGCAGCGGCTGTACATGCAGCAGCTGGTGGGTGCGGCAATGGCTACCGAGGCCGACCACTGGACCTTGGTGGCGCCGACCATCGCATGCTATTATGCCCCCGCCCTGCACCCCGAGGGCAAGTGGGACGACCGCCACGTCAAGCTGGTGCAGGCGCAGGTGCTCGACATGCCGGTGGTGGACGCCTACCCCGAGGCCGCTTTTTTTTTGAGTGGCTACGCCGTGTATCGGAAGCCGAAGCCGTACAACTGAAGGTTCAAAGCGATGCAATAGAAATCGAGGCCGGAGCCGCTAACTTTGAGCGCTTCGCGGAGTTCAACAGCTTGTACATGCTTGCCGGTGGCGACCCCACCAAATTCGAGGCGGTGTTCAACCTCAGCTATTCGGAGGCGTTCACTACTTTAGCACGCAAGGCTGAAGAGGCACGCTACCAAAAGCGGCTCAACAAGCTCATAAACCGAGGCGACACATGAGGGCGATCGAGCAACTACTCAAAACCGTGGCACTGGCCACTGAGGGCGTCACCCACTACGGGCGTGGTGCCAAAGCGTACAGCAATCTGGAGGGCAGCGAGTACCCGCGCATCTGGGTGCACCTCATTAACCCGGTGGACACCCTGCACCAAAGCGGTGCCGTGACCAGCGTGTACGAGGTCATCGGCGAGGTGACGGCCTTGGCCGACTACACCGCCGACATCGCCAACAATGAGGCGGCCACCGAGGCCTACCTTGACACCATGGAGGTGGTGCAGGCGATATACCTGCGCTTCATTACTAACCTCAACCGGCACCCGCTCAACAAGCGAGCCATCGGCCAGGTGAGTAGGCGCGAGGTGCTGCATGAATACGACGACAACGTGGCCGGCTACGTGTTCACCTTCACCATCGGCATCACCGAAACCATAAACTACCAATGCCCCTAAACCAAGACAAGGTACGGGCAGCGCTTGAGCGTGCCGGGCGGTCGCTAATCACCGACCTGCAAGCGAGCATGGCAGCCAAGGGCGCCAACGCCACTGGCAAGACCAGCCGCAGCTTGGCGTACAGCATCACCTTCAGCCCCAACGCCGTGCAGTTCCTGCTGACCGGTGGCACGGGCTGGGCTTTTGTCGAGCAGGGCCGTGGCCCCACCAGGCGCGACGGGCCGGGTGACGTGTACCGCGCCATCGAGGAGTGGGCAGCGGCGCGTGGCATACCTCAGACCCGCGTGCCGGGCATCGTTAAAACCATCCACGAAAAGGGCACCCGCCTGCACCGCCTGGGTGTACGGCGGGACATCTACACTAGTGTAATCACCGACAAGCGCATCGCCCTCATCACCGAGGGCGTCGGCATAATCGCCGAGCGCGAAACGGCCAGCGACATCGTGCAAGCCTTTAGACCATGAGCATACAGTACCAAGTACCCGAGCGCACCCACCAATACACTGGTGAGGTCAGCCGGTGGGCTTCAAACCGGCAGCCGTACATTTTCACCTTCTACCGGCGCGACGCCCCCTGGGACACGCTGGCCGACAAGGGCGGCTTTGTAGAGATCACCAGCCTCGAGCCGGGCTTCAGCACCGGCAACCCGGTCAACTACCTCAACAGCACCGCGCTCAAGGGCACCAAGGTGACCATTGTAAACCAAAACGGCGAGCACCGCACCGGCACCATCACCGCCCTAGCGCAGTGGGACGCCAGCATGAAGCGCCTGCAAACCGACATACCCTGGGACGTGTTCGGCACCATCGTGGGCGGTGGCTACCTGGTGTTCGCGGCCATCCAAGCCTACCGGATCAGGGTGCAGCTCACCGGCACCAGCCCCCGGCTGGGCACGGTCAACCTGGGCACGGCGGTGGGCACGCCCGACAGCCTCGGCGTGCTGAAGCTCGACGTGCGCGAGCTGCTCACCTACGGCATCGACAAGCAAAACCGCAACACCTACACGGGCCTCAACGAGCTCGACCCGGCCAGCTGGCTGAGCTTCACCGCCAAGTTCGGCGACAGCTTCTACGCCGATCGGGAGCGCAGCACGGTGACCGACGAAACAATCGGCACCGGCCCCAACGAGCCGTACACGTTCTACGCCATCGACGGCGTGCAGTACCTGCTCGACCGCTACGGCAGCAACTTCGCCGAGTACTTGGTGCCACAAGCGGCGGCCTACCCGGCGCGGTGGCTTACGGCCTTCCCCGAGCCTACCCGCTTCATCGGCTACCCCTTCAGCGTGTCGGCGCTCATCAACCAAGACGCGGGCCGCGAAAACATCAACGTGGTGGTGGACGGTGCTGCCATCGGCACCCTCGACAACACCCTCGGGACGGGCGTGTACGCGATCAACCCAAGCGACACCCCGACCACGACCACCAGCCCCATGTACCTCGAGAACTTCGGCACCTCCGGCAACTTTGCGCTGGTGGCGGGCTACGTGGCGGCGGGCTACACCATTGACGTGTCGCCGGTGCCCGTGTCGCCCTTCCAAGTAACCGAAACCATCACCTTGCGCAATAACCTCGACTGCCACGCCTACCCCGTGTACCTATGCTGGCGCAACAGCCTGGGCGGGTGGGACTACTGGCTGTTCGACAAGCGCCACGAGGTGAGCTACACGGCAAGCCAGGCGGCGGCCTTCGAGCTGTACGTGCCCGACCTGCAAGCGGCCAACGCCCGCAGCCGGATCATCCAAGCCAACCAGGTCAAGGTGCTCACCTTGGGCGACCTGGTGGACGAAATCACCCTCACGGGACTGGCCGAAATCGAGCGCAGCCCGCAGGTGTACATGCTTTGGGACGCCCCGCAGCTGGCGGGCATTTTTCCCGAGCGTGCATGGCTGGCGGTGCGCATGGTGCCCAAGGGCTTCAAGTACTTTACCAACGCCGGCAACTTCGAGGTCGAGGTGAGCGTGGCCCTTCCGGATCTTTACAGCGTGCGCAACTGACCCATGGCTGACGTATGGCTTTATGTAAACGACGAGCCGCTTGACATCGCAGGCGACACGACCCTGCCGCTGACCCGGCAGGTGCAAAACATCGGCGACCTCGACGCCAAGCTCGGCAGCTTCAGCCGGAGCTTCACGGTGCCGGCGACCGATACCAACCAGCGCCTGCTCGAGGGCAGCTTCACCTTCCAAAACGCCACCAAGTTCCCCTACCGGAGCACGGCGGCGCGGCTGGTCATCGACGGCATGGAGCTGGGCGTGGGCAAGCTAATCATTGAAAACGACGGGCTGAGCCCCACCGAAATCCGGCTCACGTTCTACCTAGACAACGGGCCTTTTTTTCAGCTTGCCAACGCCATCAACCTGCACGACGTGCCCATGGGGCTGGGTGAGCACCTATACACCAACGCGGCGATATTTCAGAGCGCCGACCTGGGTGGGAGCGGTGTGCAGTACATCTACCCGTGCATCGACTACACGGGCGAGGCGCAGTGGTTCCCCAGCACGACCATCACCAGCGGCGTGTACCTCAACCGCTTGTTTCCTGCCAGCTTCACCCGCTACGTGCTGGCATGCCTTGAGCAGCGCATGGGCTACACGTTCACCGGTGACATCACCGACCCGCAGTACCTCATCGACGGCGTACCGACCGACCTGCTCACCGACCTCATCTGGCCCTTCAGCGGTTCCAAGTTCACCCGCGACACCAACTACGCGGGCCGCAACACCTACGAGCTGTACGCGGTGGCGCCGGCCTTGACGGTCAACAATACCAACCTTAAGCTCACCGAAACCCTACCCAGCGGCCTGCCCAACGGCTACCGGCTGGGCGGTGGCGTGCTGCCGGTGACGGCAACACCAGGCCCCAACGAGTACTGGCTGCTTCAGCAGCCGCAAACCGCCGACCGCTCCGACATCCGGGTGACCATCTACGGCAGCGCGAGCTTCGGCAGTGCACCGGCGGCGGCCTTCACCCCATCGGCCAGCGGCCTCACCACCAACGCCACCGACCTGCTGGGCGAGTTCACCCTGGCAAGCAGCGGCGCGGTGTACCAACCGGCACCTGGCACGCTGAACTTTAGCGGCAGCGGCATGCCAGCGGGCACGTACACCTTTTGGCTAGCCTTCACCCTCAAGTGCGACGCCCACCGGAGCTGGAAGGTGCTTTACAACAGCAACGGCGCTGCCATAACCACCACCAACCTCACCACCAACGTGCAGTGGCTACGCGATCGCGGCACCACCGAGGAGGAGCGCGAGGTGCGCTTCACCTACCCCGACAACGTGCGGGTATGGTCAGCCACCACCGAGTACGAGGAGGGCGACCTGGTGACCTACACGGGCAACGTGTACCAGTGCGTGGTGGGCTGGCAGCTTGGCAATATTCCCGGCATCAACGCCGGTTGGTTCCTATGGAGCCCGCCCAACTACCCACCGCGCCGGGCGACCCGTGCATGGGTGAGTGGCACCACCGGCCTGCCGGCAGTGACCGTGGCCGGGTGGCTTAAGATGCTGGCGCAGGCCTTCGGGTGCATCCTGCTGGTGGACGAAACGCGCCGCCAGGTTGAGTTTTTTCAGTTCAAAAAGCTGTACCAAAACATCGGCCAGGCCAAGGACTGGACCAGCAAGCTGGCCAACCCGCAGGCGGTCAAGTGGAGCACCCGCTCACAACTTTACGGGCAGGCGAGCACCCTGCGCTTCATGAACGAGGAGGCCGAGGGCACCATCATGGGCAGCCACACCTTCACCGTGGACGACACGACCCTGCCGGCCACCAAGGACGTGGTGCAGCTTGCCATCGCCAGCAGCGACGACTGGCAGCGGTGGGAGCAGGTGACCATCACCCCCGACATCTATACCGCGCCGCTCATCCGGCGGCTCAACACGGCGGGCGAGTTCGCCGGCAGTGGCAGCGCCAAGCAGCGCCTGCTGTACCTCAACCGCGTGGACGACGTGCTGGGCGACATGAGCTACTTTAAGCGCGACGGCACGGTGTACAATCAGCGGAGCCAAAACGTGCCGTTGGCGTACTTCGGCGTGGTGCCAGGCAGCACCCCCAACCGGGCGCTGGGCTTCGAGAACCTTTGGCCGGTGCACCACTACTGGCTGCAATTCATAACCAACCCGCTGCGGGAGCTCAACGCGACTGTGGTGCTCGACGCGAGCGACGTGTACCTGCTCGACTTCCGGGTGCCGGTGTACCTTGAGCCCTTCGGCGCTTACTTCTACATTCAAAAACTAGCCGACTGGGTGCCGGGCAAGCCCTGCCTGGTCGAGCTCATAAAACTGTAAACCATGGCGGAACGCAAGGTGGTCATCGTAGACCTTAAACTAGAAACGGGCGCCTACCTTAAGAACGTGGTGGACGCCAAGGCCAAGGTGACCGAGCTGAAGGCGGCCAACTTGGCGCTCAAGCAAAGCATCGAGGAGGCGGCGGCAGCTGGTGAAAACCTTGACGACCTCAACGTGGCACTGGCGGCTAACGAGGCGGCCCTGCGCGATGCCAACACCGAGCTCAAGCAGTACGAAAAGCAGGTGGACAACGCCACCAAGGCCAACAAGGCGGCGGCGGGCTCATACGAGGAGCTGTACCGGCAATACGTGGACGCCGAAATCCGGCTCAAGACCTTGGCCGACACGGTGCAGCGCAACGCTGACGGCACCATCGAGCTGACCGACGAGTACAAGGCGGCCAGTGACGAGGTGCGGCGGCTTAAAGACGGCCTGCTGGAGTTCAACGCGGGCATCAAGGACGGGCGGCTCAACGTCGGCAACTATTCGCAAGCCATCGAGGGCGCCATCGGCAAGCTCGGCGGCCTTGGCAAGAGCCTCGGCCCTGCCGGCCAGTCCCTGGTGGCGGTCAGTGAGGGCTTTGAGGCCGTGAAAAACGCCGGCGCGGGGCTGAAGGAAAACATCACCGGCTTCGGTGAAAGCCTCAAAAGCGCGGGCGGCCTTGGTGCCAACGCTATGAAGCTGCTGCGCACGGGCATAATCAGCACCGGCATCGGTGCCCTGGTGGTGCTGGTGGGCAGCTTGGTGGCCTACTTCACCAAAACCCTCGACGGCAGCCGCCAGATCAAGGTGGCCTTCGCGGCCATCGGCGGGGCGGTCAACAACCTGCTGCAATTTTTGGGCAAGCTCGGCGGGCAGCTGATCGGCGTGTTCACATCGCCGATTGAAAACGGCAAGAAAGTTATCGACTACCTACAAAACACCTACGTCAAGGCGTGGCTAGGCATCGGCAAGGTCATCAAGGGCGTGTTTACCCTCGACCCTCAAGCCATCAAGGACGGCGCCGACGAGGTGGCCGGAGCGGTCAAGAATGGAGTGGCGCCGGTCAAGGCTTTAGCCTCCGGCTTTAAGGAGGCGGGTGCATCGGCAGTGCAAGCGGCCAAGGATGCCGCCGACCTTGAAAAGCGCACCCAAAAGGTCGCCGAGCTGAAACGGGCAAGCGCGGCGCAAGACGTCAAGGACAAAAGCTCCGCCGAAAACCTGGTCAAGCTGGCCGAGGACCGCAGCCTCAGCGAGGAGCAGCGCATCCAAAACCTGCGCGATGCGGCAGCCCTTGAGCAAAAAGTGGAGGCTCGGCGCCTTGCCATTGCCGAGGAAACCCTGGCCCTTAAGCGCGAGGAGGCACGCATCAACGGCGAAAACGAGCAGCTGCTCGACGACATCGCCGCCGGCGAGGCCGAGGTGGCAAGCATCAAAGCCGAAACCGCCGGCAAGGTCGCCGACGCGAACATAAAAGAGCGCACCCTTCAGCGCGACTTTGCTGCCCAGCGTGCCGCCTTCCTGGTGGCCGAGGCGCAGGCCGAGCTCGCACTGCTGCAAGCCAAGGGCGACGACACGGTAGCCATCCGAAAGCGCATAGCTGACGAGGAAAAGAAGGCCGCGCTGGCGGCGCTCAGCGAGGGCACCGCAAGCCGTGAGGCCATCGAGAAGGCGTACCAAGCCAAAATACTAGCCATCGACCAGGAAACCGAAAACGCCCGAGAGGCGGTGCGGCGCTCGGCCTTCGACAAGCAGGTGGCGCTGTTCGGTGACAGCAAGGAAAAGGAGCTGGCGATCAGTGCCGAAACCTTGCGCCGCGAGCTTGCCGACTTCGACAAGCGCACCACCAAGACCGACGAGGACATCAAGCTGCGCGAGGCCATCCTGCAAGAGGGCGCCAACCGCCTGCTGCAAATCGAGCAAAATTACCAAGCCCAAAGCGCACAGCGGCAGGCCGAGGCGGCACAGCGGGCGCTAGATCAGACCACCCGAAACATTGACGCGGAGGCAACCCTCAAGCGGCAGCAGCTCGAGCTTCAGCTGGCGGCCATCGACGCCAAGCCGGTGGAGCAACGCACCGCCGCCGAGCTGGAGTTCCAACGGCAGGCGGCAGCCGAGAGCGTGGCCATCGAGCAGGCGCGGCTTCAAGCCATCCTGGCGGCCCAAGTGGCAGCGCAAGCGGCACGGGTGGCCAACGAGGAGGCGGCCTACCAAGCCAACCGCACGCGCACCGAGGAGCAGCTCAGGGCTGCCGGTGTGGCCGAGGAGGCCATAAAATCGCAGCTGGGCGTGCTCGACAAGGCACGCGCCGACCAACGGGTCAAGACAGAGCAGGAAACCAGCACGGCCATCCAAGGCACCCAGGCGGCGCTCAACCAGGCGCTGGTGGACGGCCAAAAAACGCAGCTCGAGCAAACCGGCAACCTGCTGGCCCTGCAACGCCAAGGCGCCAAGGACAACGTGGACGCCCTGCGCAACACCTTCAAAGAAATCGCCGGCATACTTGCGCAGGATGAAAAAAACCGCAAAAAGTACGCGGCGGTGCTCAAGGCTTTGCAAATCGCCGAGATCACCTTCAGCCTTTACAACGAGATCGCCGGCTATTGGGAGGGCGCCGGTAAGGACAGCAGCAAGTCGGTCATCGGCGGCATACCGGCCACCATCCTGGCGGGCATACGCACGGGGCTGGCAATAGTTCGCGCCGGTGCCGGCATCCAAGCCATCAACGCGCAAAAATTCGCCGAGGGCGGCATGACCAACCTGGGCGAGGTGGTGAGCCAATACCAACCGCGACTGGCCGCAGGCTTCGCCGGTGGCTACGTAAACGGGGCTACCCTTTGGCCGGGCCGTGGCCGCTTCAACCTTGCCGGTGAGGCGGGGCCGGAGTACGTCACCCCCACCTGGCAACTACGGCAGGCGCCGGGGCTGTTCGCAGCTTTGGAAACATGGCGCACCACCGGCGTGCGACCCTTTGCCGACGGCGGGCTGACCGCTGCGGCCATCACCCAGCCGCTGCTCAACACGGCCAACGCCATCGAGGACGCGGTGGCGCGGGGCTACATGAAGGCGCCCGCTCCCGTGGTGGCCGTCACCGAGATCAACGACGTAACCAACCGTGTCGCTGTCATTGAAAGCCGCGCTAATCTTTGACCACCTCAGCGCTATGCGCCGCGACGGCACGCTGACCGCCTTTGTGCGCAGTGGCCTCATCGGCCCCAAGGCCGTGGCCTACCTCGACATGTACCTGCGGGTGCAAGAAAAGCAGCGCCGGCTGAGGCGCACCCCGCGCAAGGTCATTATCATACAAGTGGCCGAGGAGTACCGCGTCAGCACCGCCACGGTGTACCGCGCCATCAACCTCATGGAGCTACCCCTACAAGTGCAAAGCGGTGCAACCGCCGCGCCGTGAAAACCTATACATTTGTCCGCTATATGGCAAAGCCTGGTATCATTAACATAATCGGCGACGTTGGCAGCTTCGGCGGCGTCAGCCTCGCATCGGTCATGGAGCAGGTGGCAGCACAGCCCCGCGCCAAGGAGTACCTGGTGAACATCAACAGCCCCGGCGGCGAGGTGACGGAGGGCTACGCCATCCACAACTACCTGGTGAGCCTTGGCAAGCCGGTGACCACTCGCGGCATCGGCCTGGTGGCATCCATCGCTACGGTCATCTTTTTGGCCGGGCGCAAGCGCGAGCTGTACCCCTCGACCCAGTTTCTAATCCACAACCCGTGGACCTTCGGCGAGGGCGACGCGGCGGAGCTTGAGCGCAAGGCCGCCGAGCTGCGCGAAATCGAGCAGGGCCTGGTGAGCTTCTACGCGCTGCACACCGGTGCCGAGCACGACACCCTGCGCAGCCTCATGGCGCTCGACAAAATGATAAGCGCCGAGCAGGCCCTCGAGCTGCGCTTTGCCACCGAGGTACTCACCCCGGTGCAGGCTTACGCGACCATCAAATCAACACAGCATACAAAAAACACAACCATGAGCAAAGTAGGCAAAATCATCAAGGACGCCTTCACCGCACTGCGAGCCAGCGGCGTCATTTTCAACGAGAAGGTCATGACCGCCGACGGTCAGGAGCTTGAAATCACCATGGCCGGCGACATGATCGCAGTGGGCGACGCGGTGACCCTTAACGGCGAGCCCGCCACCGGCGAGTTTGTACTGGCCGACGGTCACATCGTAATCGTGGACGGCGGTATCATCACCGAGGTGAAGGTGCCAACCGTCGAGGAGGCACCAGCGGCTGAGCCTGGCGAGGTCGAGGACCTTAAGGCGCAAATCGCAGCACTTCAAGCCGAGGTGGCAAGCCTCAAGGTGGAAAACACCGAGGCCATCACCAACCTCGAAATAATCACCAACCACCTGCGCAAGCTGAAGGTCACCGCCCAGGTGCCCGCCAAGGCTGCCAGCTTCAATCGCACCAGCGCTGCCGCACCGGCACCGGTGGAGCCCACCAAGGACGAAATCAAAGCACGCCTGCAAGAGCTTCAAGCTAAGACCAAGAAGCGCGGCACCGTGGCCATCTAATCACCTCAAAAGCAAAAAGACAACCAACCAAACATGGCACTAATCAACAACCTCCCCGCGTTGTCGCCTCAGCAGGTGACGACCATGGCCGAAACCCTATTCGAGGGATTCTTTGCCGACCCCACATTGACCTCACTGGTGACGGTGCAGGAAGGCATCAAAGCCGACAAGCAGCTCATCATTTGGGACCGCCACAGCGGCCTCAGCGGCAAGCTGCAAAGCGCATGCCCCACGCCAACCAACAGCACATGGGGCTTCGACACAGTCGAGAAAACATGGACACCCAAGTACATCGGCGACCGCTTCGAGCAGTGCTACGGCACCTTCATGGACACCTTCGTGCAGTGGATGCTGCAAGCCGGTGTAAACAAGAGCGACTTCACCAGCACCGAGCTGGCGGCCTTCATCGTGTCGCAACTTCAAGACGCCCTTGCCGAGGTCATGCAGCGCTTCTACTGGTTCGGTGACACCGCCATCGTGGCCGGCACCAACAACAGCCTGGCCGCAGGTCAGCAGGTGTACTTCAACGCCATCGACGGCATCTGGGCGCAGGTGTTCGACATCGTATCAGCTACCCCTGGACGGCAGTCAACCACCGGCCTCACAACCAAAAACGCGCAGGTGACCTATGCCCTGCAAAAGTTCAACGCTACCGACGTGAGCAACCAGGTCGTGAGCAAGGCCCTCGACGAGGTATGGTACGACGCCGACATGCGCCTGCGCAGCATGCCCAAGCCTGACCTAGCGTACTACGTCACCCAGTCAGTGTACGACCAGCTCGAAAAGGAGCGCAAGGCCATCAGCGGCATCGACCTGCCCTACACACGTCAAGAGAACGGCATGAACACCCTCACCTGGAACGGCATCGCCGTGCAGCCCATGCAGTTGTGGGACCGCATGATCGCCTCCTACTTCGGTGACGACGCTACGCCGGCTTACAGCATCCTGCCCCACCGCGTGCTGCTCACCAGCAAGACCAACCTGCTCCTCGGTGTGGAAACCACCGGCAGCCTCAGCGAGCTCGACGCGTGGTACTCACGCGACAACGAGGTCATGGTGGCCAAGTTCGGCGCAGCCATCGACGCCAAGGTCGGCATCGACAGCATGATCCAAGCAGCTTACTAATCGACTAAAACAGCAAGACATGAGAAACACCCTAAAAATCGTTTACAGCCTGCTGGCCGGCATCACCTTCGCGGTGCTGTTCGGTACCTTGGTCGGTGGCGGTGACGTGGTGACCAGCTGGGTCATCACCGCCGTGAGCTTTGCCGGCAGCCTTGCGCTGACCTATGGCTATTCGCCGCGCGACCAGCGCAGCATGGCCTTCACCTGCGGAGCTATCACCGCTGGCATCACCCTCAACTGCAACGACCCGATCGAGAGCGGCGTGGTGGCGACCTTCTACATTGCCAACAAGGACGACATCGACACCATCAGCTATGACCCGGGCAACCCGATGCTGGTGGACGGCATCACCATGAAGGCGACAAAGACCTTTTTCACCTTCGAGGGCCAGCTGCAAAGCACCGAGCCGACCTTTGCCATGGTCAAGGGCAAGTACATCAACCAGTACGAGCACACGGTGGGCTTCCTAATCTTTAAGCTCGACCCGACCACCAAGGAGCAAATTTTGAACATGAAGGACGGCAACTTTGTGTGCATCGTGCAAAACAACTACACGGGCGCCAACGGCGACACAAAGTACGAAATCTACGGCATCGGTGGCGGCCTTAAGGCCGAAACCATGGAGCGCAACCCGCTTGACGCTGAAACCTTGGGAGCCTACAAGATAAGCCTCAAAACGCAGGAGTACGCACGTGAGGCCAAGCCTCCGGTCACGTTCTTTGACACCAATATGTCAACCACCGACGCGGCCATCGCTGCGCTGCTGTAAGCCAACCGACACCTTGAAAAGGGGGTGGGCCTTGCCCCTCCCCTTTTTTTTTACCTTCGGCACATGAAACCACTGCAAGACGCCCTCGACTTCATGCGCACGTGCAACGTGTACAACGTAATCATGCGCGAGCCGGTGCGGCAGGGCTTCCTTGAGCTGTTCGGCTACGCCTTCGGGTGGCAGCCGGCATGCATGGCCTGCCCTGGCGACATCGAGGCGGCCATCGGCAAGCTCAACTGGCTGCTCAAGCGCACCGTGGGCAAGTACGACGTGGTGACCCAAGCCGATCAACTCATGACCTACAATATGAAACCGGGAGCCAGGGTGTACAGCAGCAAGCTGCGCATCATGGTGACCCACTTGAACTGCACCGACGAGGTGGCCGAGGCCATTATCGCCGAAAACCCCAAAAACGCCGCGTTTTTTACCATCAAAACCGAGGCGGGCGAGGGCACGGCCTACACTGCAACGCCTACTAAGGTGGTCAAGGTGGGCAGCGCTCCCGAAAAGCAGCCCGAGCCGGCGGTGGTGCCGGTGGCTGAGGTGGCAAAGCAAGCCCCAACGGCTGCGCCAGCTGCGAAATCAGCACCGGCCAAGGCCAACACCGCGGCGGCGGTGAAAAAACCCGCCAAAAAGGCCAAAAAGGCCAAACCGAAAACGACCTAAAGCATGCACGACAAGCTCAGCCGCATCGCCGTCCCCTCCTTTGCCACCAAGCGCATCGTCAGCCGTGACGACAAGAGCCTGGCGGTGCAGGTGTACGACCTTGACAACATCTACCCGCAGCGGGTGCGCAACGCTATCAACAGCAGCGCCACCGGTACGGCGTGCACCAACCTGCTGCAAAAGCACCTACGCGGGCGCGGCTACCAATCGGCAGCCCTCGAGGACCTGGTGGTGAACGAAAAGGGGCAAACCTTGGGCGAGGTGCACCGCCTGCTGAGCTACGACCGCGCCATGTACCTGGGCTGGGCTTACCACGTGAGCTACAACGCCATGTTGGAGCCCGTCGGCATCAAGCACGTGCCCTTTGAGTACGTGCGGCTGAGCCTGCCCGACGAGCTTGGGCACGTGTACACGGCCAAGCTGCACAACGACTGGGCACGCGAAAGCGGCAAGAGCTTCAACCGCAAGGACATTGTGGAGCTTGACCTATACACCGACGACCCGGTGCTCATGCAGGAACAGATCGAGCGGGCTGGTGGCTTTGACCAGTGGCGCGGCCACCTGGTGTACTATTCGGACAAGGGCCACCTGGTGTACCCGCCGGCGGTGTGCGACCCCGTTTTCGAGGACGTGCTGACCGACGCCGGCATAAAAATGTGGAAATTTAGGGGCATCAGCAACGACTTCATGGCCTCGTACTTTTGGGTTTTTAACGGCGAGTTCGCCACCGAAACCGAGCGCCAGGCCTACGTCGATGCGGTCAACAGCTTCCAAGGCGTGGACAACAGCCACAAGGTGCTGGTGGTCGAGTGCCCGGTGCCGGCAAGCAAGCCCGAAATCATACCGATCCAAAAGCAAGACAACGACAAGGTGTACGAGCTGACTGAAACGACGGTGCGCGAAAACGTGATCCGGAGCTACGGCCAGCCGCTCATGCTGCACGCCATACACCAAGCCGGCAGCCTCGGGCTGAGCAAAGAGTGGGAGGAGGCGCAGCTCAACTACGACCTGCGCACCGCCGACGACCGCACCGAGCTGGCGTATACCTTCAAGCCGGTGCTGGACCGGTGGGCTAACGGCAACCCGCAGCCCGACGGCAACTACACGGTGGTGCCCTTGACTGGCATGCCGGAGGTCAAGCCGATCGTGCCGCTCACCGACCAGCTCGACGCTGCCAGCATCGCCGGCATGCAGGCGACGGTGAGCAACCCCGCGCTGACCCCACCGCAAAAGATCAACATGCTGGTGGCGGTGTACGGCGTGGACTTCAAGGTGGCGACCAGCCTAGTGCTGGGCACACCCCTACCCATAAAAAACCCGTAACCCATGGCCGAGCCGATCACCCTCCTCATCAACCGCACTGACATCACACCCTACGCGCAGGTGGCCATCCACGCACGCGAGGACGCGATGCTGCAACCCTACATACTAGCGGCCCAAAACATCGACGTCAAGCCGGTGCTGGGCGCTGCGCTTTGGTACGACCTGCTCACCAACCCCTACGGCGCCTTCAACGCGGTGCTCATGGAGGGCGGCAGCTACACCGACGAAAACGGCAACACAGTCACGTTTCAAGGCGTCAAGGCCGCGCTGGCCTGCTTTACCTATGCCCGCTACATGCTGGCCAAAAACGCGGTGGACACGCCCTTCGGCATGGTGGCCAAGACCAGCGAGTACAGCACCCAGGTGGCGCCGGAGCTGCTGGTGAGCATCGCCAGCGAAAAGCGCAACGAGGGCAGCGCCTACATCCGGGAGTGCACCCGATACCTTGACCAAAACGCCGCGCAGTTCCCGCTTTGGGAAGCCACCGGCTGCGGCAAGACCAACAGCTCCAAGTTTATCCACCGTTTAACACCCGCCTCCCACTTCTAACCTATGGCACTCAACGACATCACACTGCGGTCGGTCAGCTACCCACCACTGACCACCAAGGGCAGCGCCCTGACCTACGCCGAAATGGACGACAACTTTGTCGAGCTGTACGCCTACCTGGTGAGCATGAACAGCGGCGGCGGCGTGCCACTTTACAGCATCGTGACGGGCTACACCGGCACGGTGTGGGTGGCCTATTCGGGCAAAATATACCGCCACATCGGCGCGGGCACCAGCACCGGTCAGATACCAACCAGCTACCCGGCAGTGTGGCAAGAGGTGACCAGCGGCGAGCTGACCCACGTGCAGGGCACCGATCAGGGCCTTGACACCGGAGGGGCCAACGCGGTGACCGCTGCGCAGCTCAAGGAGCTGGTGACCGGTCAGTACATCGGCACGACCTTGGCGAGCTTCGACGCCTTGGCAGGTGCCGGCACGCTGAAGCCCAATCGCATCTACGCGCTGAGCGACGCGCTGACCTTTGGCACCCTGCTGGTGCACACCATCAGCACCAGCCAGGTGGCGGCCAAGGCGCAGGTGCTCATGCGGGTGCCCGATCCGGCGCAGCTGCATCCGGGGCTGGTGTGGCAGCTGGGCGAAAGCTATGCGGCCAACGACCTGGTGGCGTGGGACGGGCTAGTTTACGAAAATCAAACCGGCGCCAACGGCAGCAACACGCCGCCCAACGACGCGGTGAACTGGCAGCCCATTGACCGGGCCGACCCCGAGTACATCGACACGACCCTCGAGGTGGTGGTGAACTATTCGGGTGGCACCTTTACGGTGACCGCTGCACATCAGCCGACCATCAACACCGACCTGGGCGGTACCGATATCACCGGCGCCAGTGAGCCGCAGGTGTGGGTGCTTGACGACGGCGTATACTATGGTAACACCGCCGACGCCATCAGCGAAATCGGCGACTTGGGACGGGTGCGCGGTGGGCTAATTAGAAACAACAGCCTGCGCCGCTCAACGGTGCAGCTCACCAAAGGCCTGCGTGGCGACTTCCAAGGCAACACGCTAACCAACGCCAACATGACCCTGCAAGCGGGCGGCGACGCTGACATCACCGACAACGACATCACCGGCGCCAGCTTGGTGTGGGCTTCTACACTGCAAGCAGGCGACGACCTCACCGGGTGCACCATCAACTTCCCGGTGGGCACCACGCTGAACATGCGCAGCGGCTACGGCGCCCTGGTGGGTGTGGTGGCAAGCCCAGCAGGCAGCAACGCGCAAGACGCCATCGACATGATCGGAGCGACCACCTTGGACAAAAGCGCCAACGGCGTGCCCGACATCTACGGCACGGTGGTGGTGACCAGCAGCAACGCGAGCGAAACCCTTGACCGCATCGAGAACGACGTGCGGCTCATGCCCTTAAAAATCATGCCCAACGTGGGGCTGGCGCTGAGCGTCACCACGGTGGCTGGCAATAGCGTCGGCACCAACGGCGAAATCGTGAGTGGCTTGGGTGGCTTTACCCTTAACGGCGACCGGGGCGACTACATGATTGTGGCACCCATCAGCCTAGGCGGCTTCGACGTGTATCAGCTCATCGCCTCATACGTAAACTAAAAACATGGCACTAATCAGAGGCGGCAGCTACCGCATCAGCGTAACGGTGACCAACAAGGCCACCGGCGCACCCATCGACCTCACCCCCGCCTTGGGCATCCTGGTGGGGCTTTACGGCGACGGGCGCCGGGTCATCGGCAAGTGGTCGCTAATCGACAAAAGCGCCGAGGGCTTCGGTCCGATCCTTGACTACACCGCTGGCGGCGTGGTCGAGGTGGTGCTCAACCGCACCGAGAGCTTGACGGCTTTGGAAAAGACCGCGCGGCTCGAGGTGGTGGTGGTACTGCCCGACCCCGACTTCGTGGACGGTGCTCAGTACAGCATCGCCACCGACATCGTGCTAGAGCAGGTCGAGCGGTCAATCTTTGAAGGTACGAGCGCACTATGAGCATCGAGCTGCAACTGGTGACCCAAGCAGGCGCCACGGTGCAGCCTGCCATCAACACCCAACCGGCTGAGCTCGGTGGTGGCCTTTTAATCGCCGCCGACTACCTTGAGTACACGGCAACCGCTGAGCTGGAGCTGGTGACCGCCGTGGCCGTGCAGGTCGAGCTTCAACTGCAAGCCACCGGCGAGGTGGTGAGCGGTGAGGTGGTGCCCACGCCCATGTACGACCTAATCGACGGCGGTGCACCCGGTGAGGTGTACGCCGGCATCCTTGGCTTTAACCTAATTACTGGAGGCTGCCCATAATGTTGACCGCGACTATACGCATGAAAGTACGCCGGGGCACCCTGGCGCAGTGGCAAGCCGCCAACCCGATCCTGCTGCATGGCGAGGTGGGGCTGGTGCACGCCGGAGGTGCCGGCACATCGCCTGCGGGCTTTGTGTTCGGCAACGGTGCCGACGACTTCAACACCCTCTGGGCGCTGAGCGCTCAAAAGTTCGCACCAGGCGAGGCCACCGGTGACATGCTCAAAAGCGTGTACGACAGCCTCGACAATGGCACCGTGAACAGCGCCCGCGTAGCTTACGAGGTGGACTGGGCTGACGTGACCAACCAGCCGGTGATCATAACCGAGCAGGAGGTGCGCACCTGGTGGGGCGAGCCGACGACCAAGGGCCAGATGCTGGCCTGGGACGACCAGGTGGGCGAGTTCGTGCCGATCGTGGCCGGTGACCCTGCGCAGGTGCTGGCCGCCGACCCCAACGCTGCCGCCGGTGTGGTGTGGGTGAGCCTGCCGGTGCCCGGTGACATGTTTACCAGCGTGTACGACCCCGACCAAGACGGCGTGGTGGTGGCCGCCGACGTGGCCTACGAGGTGGACTGGGCCGACATAACCAACAAGCCGGCGGTCATCGGCGACATGCTGACCAGCGTGTACGACCCGGACCAAGACGGCATCGTGGAGGCAAGCGAGCGCGAGCAGGTCATGGTCATCAACAAGACCGGCGCACCGATCGCCAAGGGTGCCATCGTGTACCTCAAGACCAGCAGCAGCTCGGCCAACTTTCCCGAAATCCTGCTGGCTGACGCAGCCACCGAGGCCGGCAGCTCGAAAACCTTGGGCGCGGTGTACGACACCATCGCCGACAGCGACACGGGCTACGTGGTGACCAGCGGCCAGGTGCACAACCTCAACACCAACGCATACAACGTGGGCGACCGGCTTTGGCTGAGCACCACCCCCGGGCAGGTGACCACTACGCCACCGGCATCACCCAACCACGCCGTGTTTATCGGCACGGTCACGCGCAAACAAACCACCAACGGGCGGGTGCTGTATGCCATCCAAAACGGCTACGAGCTGGCCGAGCTTCACGACGTGGCTGAAACGGCACCGAGCTCCGGCGACGTGCTAACCTACAACGGCGCCACCAGCTTGTGGGAACCGGCAAGCCCTGCACCAACCGGACCGACCACCGCGCAGGTGTTCGCCATCACTGCAACCTACTGACATGTACATACAAGACCAATACACCCTTGAGGCGGTCCTTGCCGCAGGCTACACCACCAACCAACCGGCGGTGGTGGTCAGCTACAACGAAATAAACAGCGCCGGCATGACCCTGCCGCAAAGCACGACCCAGGCCTACCTTGACAGCACGCCCACGGTGCTGCTGACCGGAGTCAGTGGTGCAGCTTTGCAGGTGGCTCACTTGAACATCTACAACGGCGACACCAGCAAGCACACGGTGACGGTGTACCTATACGACCAGACCAACCAATACAAGCTGGCGAGCTTTGAACTGCAACCGGGCGAAACCCTTGAGTGGTCGCGCGACATCGGCTGGCAGGTGCTTAGCGGGGCAGGTGCACCGGTGCTAATCGTGCAGGAGTACACTGCCGGCACATCGACATGGAGCAAGCCCAACGGCCTCAAGCGGGTGCTCATCGCAGCGGTGGGCGCCGGTGGTGGTGGTGGCAGCGGTCGCCGTGGTGCTGCGGGCACTAACCGCTTCGGCGGTGGTGGTGGTGGTGGTGGTGCGGTCGTATGGACGCAGGTGGCAGCGATGGACCTCATGGCATCGGTGACGGTAACGGTGGGCACCGGTGGCACGGGTGGCACGGGTGCGGGCAGTGACGACACCAACGGAAACCCAGGCACGGCAGGCGGCGACACGAGCTTCGGCGCGGTGGTCATCGCCAAAGGTGGCGGCGGCGGTACGGGTGGCACGGCTGCTGCCGGTACGGCGGGCACGGGTGGACAAGCTGCAAGCTGCACACCTTCTAGTGGACCCTACGCACTAACCGCTGCCGGTGGTGGTGCTGGTGGTAGCGGTAACGGTACGGCGGCGGGTGGTGGCTTTGCCGGTGCCGGCTCAGTCCCCGGCGGTGGTGGTGGTGGTGGTATCAACACCAGCAACACCAACGCAATCTCCGGAGGCGCTGGTGGTGGCGTGGTTCAAAACGGCGTACTGCAAACCGGCCCGACCTCGGGCGTGGCACCCAACGGCACCGACAACCGCAGCGTGTACCTGCTTTTCAGCTCAACCTTAACCACCAGCAAGGGCATCGGCACCGGCGGCGCGGGTGGCTTTCCACCAAGCACGGCAGCCGGTAACGGCGGCAACTACGGCGCAGGCGGCGGCGGTGGCCGCGCATCGGTGAACGGCACAACAAGCGGCGCAGGTGGCAACGGAGCCGACGGCCTTTGCCTGGTCATGGAAATCTACTAGCACATGCAACTTGAACACAACGAGCGCCAGCTGAGCGCCAACACCCTGCTGCGCCTTGAGCTATACGCGGGCTACGACTTCAACACCGCACCTGGCACCGTGAGCTGGCAGGTGTGCGAGTACATCGTGTACATGGCCACCGACGAGGTGACCGGCCTGCCGGTGCTCGACCAACACGGCGACCAGGCCTACACCATCAGCAAGCCGGTGACAAGCTCCGGCACCATGGAGCTACCCATGGCACTGGTGGCCAACTGGGGCAGCGACGACGAGCCGATCTTTGCGCATGTAGTCGCAAACCTTTGAACCGTGCAGCGTGGTGCAAACGAGCCGCCCGGCGCAGCCTTAAATTTACGCCCCATGCAATACGCGCAAATGACTGAAAAGGAGCTCCTGCTGGTGCTCACTGAGCGGCAAGAAAACCACCTCGACCAGCACCGAGCGCTGGCGGTCAAGGTGGCACGCATCGAGGAGAAAATCATCGAGGACATTGAGAACCGCGTGCGGCTGCTTGAAAACGAAACCAGCGAGCGCCGTGGCATGTACAAGCTGTGGCTCATCGCCGTGGGTGCCGTGAGCCTGCTGAGCATGGCCGTGGCAATTTATACCAACTTGAACCGATGAAACTGGTGAGCCGCTGGGCAAGCTATGCCGACACGTACAAGAGCGCCACGGCGCTGCGCTACGGCATCGACAACGAGCCCAGCGAGGAGGCGCTTGACAACATGCGCATCCTATGTTTCAAGGTGTACGACCCGCTGTGCGACTACTTTGGGCGCCGGCTACCCATCACCAGCTTTTACCGGAGCCCTACGCTCAACGTAAAAATCGGCGGCAGCAAGACCAGCCAGCACTGCAAGGGCGAGGCCATCGACATCGACTGCGACCCGCTGGCCACCTTGCGCATCACCAACGCCCTGCTGTTCGACTTCGTGCGCAAGCGCCTTGAGTTCGACCAGCTCATATGGGAGTTCGGCGACGACAAGCGGCCCGACTGGGTGCACGTGAGCTACAACGCCGGGCGCAACCGCCGCGAGGTGCTACGCGCCCGCAAAAGCCCCAAGGGCATCACCCAATACATACCTTACACCCCAACCCCATGACAAAGCTGAAACTGAAAACAAGCTACTATACCCAACCGACCGCGCCAGTGCTGCGCATGGTGGGCGACTTCCTCAACTACGTGAGCGCCTCCGCTGCCGTGTTCACGGTGGTGGCCGACGACAAGTGGCTGGCGGTGGCCTTCATAATTGTGGGCGCTGCCGGCAAGGCGATCACCAACGCCTTCACGACAGCCGAATGAGGCGCCGGATGCACTGGCTGGCCATGTACATGGTCGAGGTGTGCATGGGGCTGGCCATAGCCTGCCTGGTGGCCTTGGCTATCTTTTGGCGCTGAAGGGCGCAGCGTGGCCTTTGCGGGCTACTTTGGGGCGGGCACCGGGTGCTCGCCTTTTTTTTTATTTTTACCGCATGGACACCACCGAAACCACCACCCCGCAGGTAGTCGAGCAGCTCGCCACCTGCACCATCGAGCAACCCGACCCGATGCCCTGGGAGCAAAACCAGCGCATGCAGCTGACGGCGCACACCGTCGGCACCGACACCACCTACACGCTAGCCACCGAGGCGTGGACCTTCAGCACCCGCGACGGCATCTACCGCCTGGCCGACAAGCTGGCCGAGCTCGCGCAAGCAATCACACCATGAAGCGCACACCGATCGCGCAGCTCATACGTGAACTGCAAGCCATGACCGACCTGGTGAGCCTGCTGACGCCCGACATGATCCACGGGCTGCGCATGGCCATCGAGCAGGCCGAGCTCAAGCTGGTGGCTGAGCGGTGGGAGCTTGAGCGCATCTACCGAGCCGGCCACGCCAAGACCAACGACGGCAGCGAAAAGGCCGCCGAGGTGTACGTGGCGACCCTATACACATCAAACCCAAGCAACTCATGAAGCTAGTCATTCTCCTACCTTTGTGGTGGTGGTGGTACTACCGCCGCGGCTATTAAAATGGACGACGAACTACTGAAGGGCGGGCGCTGGTACGACGTACAACGTGCCGGCGAAACCGCTGCGGCCTTAACCGGCGCCCTTGAGGCCATGGCGCAAGCTGCTGAGCGCTCCGGCAACCTTGACCAGGCTGCGCACATCTACGGCACCCTGGTGCGGGTCATCGGCCCCAAAGCCTGGAGCGACCAGGCGCAGGGCTGGGAGCTGGAGTACCTGCTGCAAGAGAAGCGGCTACGCGACGAAATCGCGATCCGGCACCAGCATGAGCTTGACGCTGCGCAGCACATGACCAAGCTGCTGGCTTTTCACACCTACATGCCCGAAAACTAGGGGATGCAATAATTTTTTAGTGCTGTTTTTCAATCAGTTACGCGTGCAAGTGTAAAAAATACTTGCGGGGTGCGTTTTTGTGTATATCTTTGACCTCGTCAAGCACACAAAACCCCTAAACCCCGCGCCATGAGCACGACCTTCAACCCCTCCGCCGATCTGGCCTTCTCAATTTCTAACGGTGTAGTTAGCGGTCCCGCCGACTACATGAATGAGCGCTATGCTGAGTACATGGCGACCGTGTACGCGGGCAGCTGCTCAGTGTTCAACTACGGTGTGCGCTTCAAAGGCCTCACCATTGAGCAGGCCATCAGCGTGGCGCTGCACACTGACTGGAACAGCTGGGCCAGCACCAAGGCCTTCGCACAACGTCACGGGCTCAAGTAAGCCCGCGACGTTTTTAATGATCAACCAAAACCACCACACCACACCACACCCATGGAAACCAACACCACACCTTACGAGTATCGCGGCTGCTTTTTTGGTCACACTATCAAAGCCAGCCTCTGGGAGCTCACCTACTGGTTCGACCAGCCCAACTACATCAACCTCAAGCCTGGCGCCGACGTTGCCTACGAGTGGACCGAAAACCGCCGCGAGGAGGATAGGTACGACACCGGCTTCGGCTACTACGAGGAGGGCGTGCCCTACACCTTTTGCATCTATATCGGCAAGCTCACCGGCCCGCTTGACGAGCATGAGCAGGTCGAGTGGCGCATACGTGCCCGCAACCCAGGCGAGAGCCTTGACGCCTTCGCCCACTTTTATGAGGGCGTGCGCATCACCCGGCTGCATGTAGCCAACGACACCCTTGAACTATAAACCAACACCAACCCCAAAACCCAACAACCACACACCCATGGAAACCAACACCAGCACCATCCAAAAGACCACCGTGCACCTTTATGGCAACGTGTACGAGCTCAGCTACCGCGCCACGCGCATGGCTGACTGCATCAAGGTCAGCAACCCCATGCTAATCGGCCCGCGCCTCACCATGGACGAGCTGTACTGCGTGCGCGATCGTGTACGCGATGCGATGCACGTGCATGCCATGACCTGCCAGGGCTGAGCCGGCAGGGCTGAAAACGAAAAGGGCGACCAATGGGCCGCCCTTTTTCGTCAATGAACACAATGGAATCCAAAACCTACCGGCAAAGGTAGGCAACGGGCGCCACACCTGCAAGCGCACAAAGCTGCAACGGTGGCCGCTGCTGCACTTTTTGGCCTACCTTGGTGCCACCATGGCCATCACCGACCTGCAACGCCTGCGGCGCATCGTGCGCCTGCTCAAGGACACACCCCGGCGCCTTCAAGAGATCGCCCACGACACCAGCGCCAGCGTGGCCGACGTGCTGCTGGACTTGAGCCGGCTAGAGCGGCTGGGCTTTTTGGTGGACTGGCGCAGGGAGGCGGTGCAGGTGAGCATCGACCCGCAACCGGCTCCGGCGCTGCTGCCACGCCTGCGGGTCATCGAGGCGATCCTTGCCGATGCCGACACCTTGGCGGTCGAGATCGACAGCAAGGAGCCGCTGAATGTAGCCGGTGCGGTGCTGTGGCTTTGCGCTCAAGACGGTGACGGGCTATACGAGCTGGAGCGGTCACCTGGTGCGCTGAAGGTGCGACCAGTCGGCCCGTGGCTGCATGCTGAGTAAAAATAAATGCCTACAAAATCAGCAAGTTAGCGCGGCAGGTGTAAAAAATACTTGCCGCGTGTACATTTGTGTATATCTTTGACCCCGTCAACCACACAAAAGACCAGCACCATGAAAACAATGAACCACACCGACTACATGAAGCGCACCCGCTCAATGGACATCGAAACCCTGCGCTACATTATTAAGGACGCCCGCGAGGCCATCCAAGCCATGCCCAACGGCGTCAACGCCGGCTACTACATGGACGAGGTACACTACTGCCACATGGAGCTGCGCCGCCGTGGCGCAGTTCAAAACTAATCGCACACTATCAACCCCAACACATACATGGAAACCACCCCCACCCCCACCCCCGCCATCACCTGGCACACCGACAGCTTCTGGACAAGCGCCGACACCAACGAGATCAACGCCGCCCTGGTGCAGTTCCACGGCTCCGGCATCGCAGTGCCCAAAAACGGCACCGCCAGCATCACCGCCCAGGTCAAGCGCAAGTACATGCTGCTTGACGACATCCTCACAGCCGTGCGCCCCGCCCTTGCCGCCTGCGGCTGCTTCATGGAGCAGCACCTGGCAGGCGACAGCGTGGTCACCCGCATCGTGCACCGCTCCGGTCAATTTATCGCCTCCAAGCTGCACTACGTGGCATGGGAGGGCGGCCAAGTCAATAACCTCATGAAAATGGGCGGCGGCCTCAGCTACCTGCGCCGCTACGCTGCCGCTGCTATCCTGGCCCTGCCAAGCGACGAGGACAGCGACGCCAGCGGTGCCGATCACATGACCTACCAACCAGCCGCCACCACACCGGCACCGGTGCGCCCCAACCCGGCAGCTGAAACCAAGGCCGGCCTGCCATGGCTCAACCTTACCGCCAAAAACGGCGGCACCACACCGGAGGGCGCCAAGGCGCTGGAGTACATCGACGCCGGTGGCAAGGTCGCCGACATCCTGCGCAAGTACCGGGTCAACAAGACCGACCTGGTGACCCTCAACGAGCGCCAAGACCGCGCCGACGCTGCTCACATGGACATCATCGACCAACAAAACCGCCAAGCCGCCGACCATGAAACAGCGCCCTTCTGAAGCCATCAGCCTGGTCATCCACACCGCCACCGGCGCGGTGTGGGTGCAGGCCAACCTCACCTGGGACGTGACCCGCTCAGCTGACTGGGCACCACCGACCGGCATGCCGACGTGCGACACCGTGCTGAGCTGGTGCTATGTAATTGAGAGCGCCCAAAACCTTGCAGGAAATTATATTTGCACCGCCGACCTGGCACCCTACCGCGCCGAAATCGACGCCGAGGTCATCAAGTACATCGAAACCAACCTACACGCATAACAATGGAAAACCAAAACCAAAGCACCGGCGCCCTGCTCAAGTGGGTGCCCACCCTGGCCAGCAAGGCCGACATTCAAACCGCTGCCACCGAGCTGACCCAGGCGGTGCACCGTGGCGACATCGACGCCAAGGAGGCCGCCGTGGCGCTTGACACCATGGCCAAGGTACTCAAGGCCGCCATCGACGACATCGACGAGCTGGTGCTCATCGAGCTGGGTAAGTATGCCAAAGGTGAGCGCATCCATGTGGGCGCCATCGAGCTGGCACCACGCGAAACCGGCGTGCGCTACGACTACTCAGCCTGCCAAGACCCGGAGCTCGACGCCCTGCTGGTGCAGCAGTACGAGATCAACGAGCGCATCAAGGAGCGGCAGGAGCTGCTCAAGGCCATCAAAGCGCCCACCACCGTAGTGGACGACGCCACCGGTGAGATCGTAACCCTGCACCCGCCGCGCCGCACATCGACAAGCTCCTACGCCGTAATCTACCCAAAGGGCTGAGCCATGGCCAAGCGCTTTATTGACACCAACCTGTTCAAAACCGCCCGCATGAAGCGGCTGCCGGCGCACCTCAAGCTGTTCTACGTGTATTTAATTTGTGAGGCCGACCACACCGGCACCTGGCGCGTGGAGCTTGACGTGGCCGCCCTGCGCATCGGCATGGACTTGCCTGGCGAGGACGAGCTGCTGGCCCAGCTTGAGGGCTTCGCGGTGCCCTTCGACGGCGGGACCAAGTGGTGGCTGCCGGACTTCGTTTCTTTTCAGTACGGCGAGCTCAACCCGGCCAACCGGGTGCACCGGGCGGTGCTGGAAAACATGGAAAAATACCAACTTGTTGAAAATGAGCCGGAAAAAATAAGGACCAACCAAGCCCCTAGCAAGGACCTAGCTAGCCCCTACCAAGGACCTAGCAAGGACCTAGCTAGCCCCAAGCTAGGGGCTAAGGATAAGGATAAGGATAAGGATAAGGATAAGGATAAGGACAAAGAGGCCGCGCCGAAAAAAAAACCGGCAGGCCCCTACCAGGACTTCATGAAAGCCTACACCACCTTCCTGGCCGATCGCAGCCTGCCCGCCCGCATCACCGAGGCCGACGGTGCCGCCCTCAAGGCCATCGTGGCCTACTTCGAGCAGGTGGACACGGTCAAGGCAGGAAACAAGACCGCGCTCGAGCTTTGGAGCTTCATGCTTGACAACTGGCACCTGCTCACCGACTGGCAGCGCGGGCAGGTGCAGCTCCGGCAAATCAACAGCCAACTGCCCAACATGATTGAAACCCTTAGAACCAACTATGGAAAACCAAAACATACCCCAACCGGCACCGGCTCAGCCGCTGAGCTCGCCGCAGCAATTCGACAAAGCATGGCTGGCAACGCCTAGCTACCGCACCGCCACCAGCGCTGCCGTGGTGGCAATCACCACCGGCGACCCGTGCATCGGCGAGCTGTACCGGCAAAACCCAGGCACCGAGTGCACACATAGCGCCAAGGAACTGCTGACCTTGACCGTCACCGAGGCCATCGCCACCTATGTGTCGATGCTGCCCGCCAGCCGATCAGTGGCCGCCAGCGCTTGCATCGCCATGGGCAAGGCCTTCGCCGAGCTGCATGAGGTGCGCAACTTGACCCTGGGCGAGCTCAAGACCTTCCTCGAGCTGGCCTTCAAGCGCCAGGCCTTCGGCAAGCTTTACGGCGGCTTCGGATACGACACGCTGCTGGAGTGGCTTAACGCCTACTTCGAGGAGCGCACCGAGGGCATCGTGCAGCATCGCGAAAACCAGCACCTGGTGGCCACCCAAGGCGAAAAGCACCGCCGCAACCGGCAGGAGGGCGACGCCTGGGCTGCCGGTGACCTCATCAACCAAAACCTCAACACCCCCCCAACCACATGAAACCCCAACAAATGACCTACACTCTCGAGCGCCTCATACGTGCCCGAGGCCTCACCAAGCTAGCCGTGGCGCAGGCGCTTGACATCACCCGCCCGACCCTCAACCGGATGCTGGCCGACCCGCGCCGGATGCGAGGCGACACGCGCCAACAGCTCGCCCAGGTGTTGCTGGTAAACATCAACCTGCTCGACGACCTCATCAACGGCGCCAGCACCTACACCCCGCAAACCATCACCGACCTCATCACCTCCAACCCACACCACCATGCCACAACAGCTTGACGCCTGCGTGCAGGCACTCATCGACAAGGGCTACACCGAAAGCCAAGCCTGGGCTATTTGCAAGGCCCAGGACGCACAAAAGCCCGGCGAGGGCTACACTGACCCACCCAAGCCAAAAACCGCGCCCAAGCGGCCCCGGATCAAGCCAGGAGGCCCGAAAACACTGCGCGACAAGTGACGCCCGGCACATGAGCACGCCCAAAACCCTATACCCCGAGCAGGTCATCGACCTCCTTGAGATCATAAGCGCCGCCGCCGACCTGCTCACCTTGCGCCAAATTGAAACCCGCCGCAGCGCGGTGGACCCGGTGACCCTCGCCGACTGGGACAAGGCCTACGGCGAGCTCCGGCAAGCCATCGAGCGCAGCTGGCCGACCATTGAAAAGCTCCTACAAAACCCACAAACAATTAACACACCCCCAAAACCATGAAAAGCAAAAAACAAAACGACGCAACACGCAAAAAGTACACCGCCGCCATCGAGAGCGCCCTGCGCCTGCTGGCCAAAGCACCGCGCAGCGGCACCGAGCTGGCCAAAAACCACAAAGCGCACAAAGCTACCGCCGCCATCACCGAAATCTTGGTCATGGGCGGGCTGGTGACCACCCAAAAGGACGGGCGCAAGACCATGTACCGGCTGACCGATCGCGGTGCCAGCCGGAGCTTTAAGACCAAGCCGCTGCTCGACCGCTACTTCAAGCACCGCGCCCAGCAGTTCGCCGGCTACAAGGCCAAGCCCAAGGCCAAGCCCGAAACCAACCGCCCCGCCGTGGTGCAGCTCAGCCTCATGGATCAAATCGCCAACAATCAAATGGCCAACAATTCGGAGCAGGCCCTAATCAACAGCTGCATAGTTTACCTAAACAGCAAGGGCTACACCATTTTACCACCCAAGGCATGAGCACCACCAACCTCACCCTTGAGGGCAAGCAGCGCCTGCTGCTCACCCGCGACGAGCTGTACGACAACTACCTCGAGGCCCGCTTCCGGCTCGACACCTGGCAGGCCGAAAAGCGCCAGCTGCTGAGCTTCAACCCAGGCACCAACGCCAAGGACACCGCCCGAGGCCGCCGTGAAATGATCGAGCTGCTGACCCGCCACATGGACGAAATCAGTGAGCAGCTGCGCACCATCGACACCCTAATCAGCCCGCCCCATGAAAATACCGCGAGCCACTGACCCCGACGGCGCGGTCATTTTTACCGATGCCGTGCCCACACCCACCGGCCAGCCTTACATGGGCTACGACGTTTTTATCACACCCGCCGGCCACCGCTACCGCAGCAAGCTCGGGCGTGTCAGCTACAACGAAAACGCGATCCTGGTGGAGCGCGATGCCAACGCCCCGGTGCACCTCAACCACGGCGGCTATCACCTCAACCGGTACCTGCTCACCGAGGGCCTGCCGCACTTCAGCCGCCTGGCGATCGTGGAGCCCGACGCCGGCTACATCTACCTGCCCCGCATCCGGGACGTGCTGGCCGAGGCGCTGCCATCCAAGACCAACCGCACCGGCCTCGCCGCGCAGGTGTTTATCACCCGCGAGTGGCTGCAACACTATACCGTCAACGTGACCGATCACTGCGCCCGGCTTTGGGGCGAACTTTACGCCCACCGCCACGCCTAGCAAAATAGGGCGGCCACGTGTCGCCCT